AGATTGTTAAGAAGATGGTCTTCCAAGGTAAGCCTTGGAGCGACAGTAATAGAGAACATCTTATTATTGAGTTGGGTGATATTCTTTGGTACGTAGCACAAGCATGTATGGCATTGGAGGTAGACTTTGAAGAAGTCTTAGATGTAAACGTCAAGAAATTAGAGAAGAGATATCCTAGCGGAACGTTTGACATCTATAAATCAGAGAACAGGGCAACTGATGACAGGTGATCTTTATGAGGACATGGCAAAACTAAACTCTCTTTATGAAGAGATGATGTGGCCACATACGGATGAGTTAGAGTTCGTCCCAGACTATAAGAACGATAGAATAATTATATACAACAAGACTAGGGGAGGAGAGAATCCTTGGGTTCAGATACATGGAAACAATTAATCTATTCCCTACAACAGTGGGTAAGTTTAACTTAATAGACTATACTGATTGGGTTGCCAAGAGGTATGAACATCACATGTTCAATGAGGGTCTAACAGGAGAGTTGAATGGTAAGGTGTTAGTTCATCTTGACCCACAACTTAATAGTTTTATGCTAGAGGTCAATGACTGTATAGATCAGTACCTAGCATCTATGAACGTAGAATATAATATTCATTTCATGAAGACATGGTATGCTATCAGTGGTGAGGACTGTTCAGTTCCTAATCATTGTCATGACCCTGCTCATATATCATGGGTGTATTACTTGGACACACAAGATCCACTATGCTTTACTAAGGATAGTCAGAACGAGTGGTTCCCACAGGCATTTGCTGACGCAGAGAAGAATTTCGTTAACACATCTGTCTGGGAGGAGAACACTAAAGAGGGTGACCTACTAATATTCCCTGCCAATCTAAGACACATGACATATAATACTGGACACCGTTGGAGTCTAGCAGGAGATGTTTTACTTACTAATCAAGATCTAAATAAAGAAGGAGGACTCACACACCCACGTTACTGGAAACAATTCTAATGTCAAATCTTACTTGGAAAAATATGTATGATAGTAGGGGAAAGCCAGCAAAGGCGAAGGGTTTGAACAGAGATGACATACTCATAGACAGGATTGTAAATAAGCAGTTGCTTAAGTTAGATAAGGACAAAGGGTTTATAAAGGTATTTGATATCAAAGTAATATTCCAAAACGGAACTGAGTCAAACTATAATTGGAAAGATTTAAAGAAGGAAAGTGTAGCACTATCATTCAAAGCGGATATGTGTAGTGCTGCCAATCAGAAAGGTAGAAAGAAAGCATTATTATTTACAGGATCAAAGAGTGATCATGATGATTCATTGTTAGCAACAGTTAAACTAACTGAACTAGAAAAGTCAGAACATTTTGGTGGATCACCAGGTGGTGGTAATAATAAAGGTAATGAATATGAAGATCATTTAGCTGAGAGTTTTGCTAAGTTTCAAGATCATGGTGGTAAGTATCCTGATGATGTTACAGAGATACTTAAAGCAATATGTGGTGCTAATCCTGGCACTTGTTATATCAGATCAAAACAGGAGGGTGGTGAAAACAAACCAAGACCTATGAAATATGATAGTTCTTTTTATATCTCAGCAGAGGGTAGGAAGACATTAAACATAGGAGAGACAGTCACAGATATTACAGTATGGATAGCTGACCCTGAAGGTAAAAAAGAGGAACCAGTATACCTATCAGTCAAGTTCGGACCAACTTTATCGTTCTTTAATATAGGTCTCAAAGGTGGTAAAGCAGGTTCACTTAAAATTCTTCCCACTAAAGATTTAGAAGATGGTACATTAAACGAGATGGGTAAGGACTTCTTGGATATGTTTAACATTAATCATTCAAAATTTATAGAAACATTCCAGAAGTTTGATGAAAAAAATAAAGAGACTGGAACACCTGCAATAAAAGATCATCGAGACTCATATACAATCAAAGGACAGGCAAAGCAAGACTTACAGAAATTTATAAAGAGTGGTGTCGGACATGGTTACTGGATGGTACATAGAGACAAGGATGGACTACACGTTTATAATATTAATGAAGCATACCTAAAGAGTGCTAGTACATTAAAGAGTGACAACATAGGCATAGACTATGGTGGAAAGGATGGAACTGGTAAGAGAGTTAACGTTAACTTCTCTACTAAAGAGTATGATTTTAGTGTTAATATTAGAACTAAGTCACAAGGTGATGTATATCCTGGTTACGCTAACGGAGATTATAAAAAGAACTAATGGCAAACGTAACTCAACTAAAACACTTAGAACATATAGAAGATGAGATGCTCAACTACGGAGTAGAGGGGTGTTGGGCAGCAGTGTCTGCTATGAAAGAGATGCTTCGTATGTTAGGTAAGAAACCTGTCACTGGCTACATGCAGACTAAATGGGACGGAGCTCCTGCTGTTATATGTGGAGAGCATCCATACACAAAGAGATTCTTTGTAGGAACTAAGTCAGTGTTTAATAAGACCGACCCTAAGATATGTTTCTTTGATGAGGACGTAGATGCGTTCTATGATGGTGACCTTGCTGTCAAATTAAAAGCATCTCTAAAATATTTTCAAGAACTAGGTATCAGTGGTGTAGTACAAGGTGACTTGATGTTCACTGCTAAAGATAAAAAGTTTGAAACAATAGAGGGTGAGGATCTTGTCACCTTTAGACCTAACACAATTACCTATGGATCTCCTGTTGATAGTGACATGGGTAAAGCAATCACTAAGGCAGAGCTTGGTGTAGTATTTCATACTCACTATACTGGTGAGTCCTTAGCAGAAATGCAAGCAAAAGCTGGTGCTGATGTGACATCAGATATAGATGGGTGTGTAGTGATAAACAATGACACACCGATGACAGATGTATCAGTTGATCCTCAAACAATTAAAAAGTTTGAGGCTAATGTTACTGTTATAGAGAAGATGTGTAGTGCATCTGGTAAGTTCTTAGATCATCTAGTAGATAACGTGGGAACTACAGGTGATAAGAAATTTCATGTAGCATCATTTCTTAAACAGTTTTTCAATGCGGAGATCAAAGCGTCACGTAGTATCAATGATCCTAAAGTAGCACTCAAGTCATTAGGTAAGTTCTATCATGAGAAGATGAACAAGGAAGTGGATAAGATGAGGAGTGTACAGAAACAAGCGGAAAGAAGAAAGCAACTGTATGATGGTCTTACATACCTAGAGGAGAATGAGAAAGAGTTTCATGCTATGTTCAATCTCTACAGAAAGATACAAGAGAATAAACAGATAGTTATAAATGCTCTTGATAAATTAGAGTCATTTAAAACATTTGTACAGACTGATAAGGGATATAAAGTTACTTCACCAGAGGGATACGTTCTACATCACAACGGAGACATGATCAAACTTGTAAATAGAATTGAGTTCTCTTACATTAACTTCACACTGGCAAAGCAATGGAGATAATAGATTATAAATGCGTGTACTTCACCTTTGGTAGGTTCCAACCTCCAACAGTGGGACATGAGTCGAACTTTAAAGCGGTAGCAAGTAAGGCAGGAAGGTGTGACTACTACATCTATCTTTCACAGACTGTGGATAAGAAAGGCACAAACCCTCTACCTCCTGATAGGAAACTGTGGTATGCTAAGAAGATGTTTCCTGGTATGGCAAAGAATATACGCAGTGGTCCTAGAGATCCCGTTGCCATACTGTCAGAACTACAATCACAGGGCTATGATGACTGTGTGATGGTAGTAGGTAGTGACAGAGTACAGGCTATGCAGTGGATCAAGAAGTATAATGGTAAGCAATATACCTTTAGGAAGTTAGATATAATATCATCAGGTGAACGTGATGCTGACGGTGATACCTTCGCTATATCTGGTACAAAAATGCGGAGAGCAGCAATGGCGGGTGACTTTGAATCA